CGGACGACAAGGGTATGTACCGTAGGTTTCCGAATTTAAGCAATGCCGAAATTCAGAAATCCTACAGCAGACCGATAGGTTTCCACAAATTGCAACGCCATTCGGCGTCCAGGGATGGGGATTTCTTATGAAAAAATAGTACCGTAAGCTCGCAAAGTTAAGACCACCCCTGCGGGATGGTCTTATTTCCAAAACGCGTTATGTTGTAGTAAAATTCGCGTTGTTTACTAATAGAAATATGTCTATTTCACTTGGAAAACACAGTTATTTGAATGATCCGTACAGTAGTGGCTGGTATGATAATGCAAGACTAGCCAATGGTGAAAAACCGAATGTATCAATTGGCAATTATACATCTATAGGTAAAAATTGTCAATTTATACTAACACATCATAACTATAAAACAGTATCAACATGTCCATTATTTGGACATGTGTTTTCACGTGGAAATATATTTATTGGAAACGATGTATGGATTGGAATGAATGTTACAATTTTGGACAATGTAACAATTGGAGACGGTGCAGTTATTGGAGCAGAAAGTGTTGTATCTACAAATATTCCAGCATACGCAATTGCAGTTGGGAATCCATGTAAAGTTATAAAATATAGATTTCCAGAATCAACTATACATAAATTATTGGAAACAAAATGGTGGAATTTGGAAAAAGATGAATTATTATTCCTTGGAATTAAAGATAACATGGATGTTGAATCGTTTATACACGCAGCCCAGCTATATAAATTATCCAAATAGAAAGTAGGGATGGGCGTTGGCTTAAAGGAAAATAGTAGATTGAAAATTTTGCGTAGCATGATTTTCAAATTCCTATAGCAATTTAATAGTTTACTGGTTTTTAGCCATTCAAGCCCCCTAGGGTGGGGTTTAAGGGGTTGGCATTCGCCCACCCCTATACCGTAGGTTTCCAAAATTAAGCAACGCCTTTCGGCGTTGCAATTTTTGGAAACCTATCGGTCTGATGTAGGATTTCTAAATTTCGGCAACCGCAAAGCGGTTGCTTAAATTCGGAAACCTACGGTATATAACTCTAAAAAATTATAAAAGCGTCTTATAAACCCCACACGCCGAACCCTGCTTCACGATCGGCGGATCTAGCCAAAAGGTTCGCGACGCGTGGCGCGTAAGTTGGTAATTCAGTTCCCAGTCAAGTACCTCGGCTACCGGAAAAAACGTATTTAAAATCCGCTCAAGCATATCTACCTTAAAAATCATCGCGTCCGTGGTACGCGTATGATAATACGTATTATTTACTTCAAACCATACACTGCGAGTATCGCCGGCATCACGGGGCGGACGAATTTTTGCGCCAGCGCTTATAGATAAAAAATCCCATTTTTCATATGGTAGCGACGCCATACCGCAGGCTAATTTAGGCAAAAAATCATCATCAAAAAGTACATCGCTCTCGAATATCATCACTACTTTATGTTTCGCGGCGACTGCAGCCTGCGCGGCAGCTGCCCAATTAATACATAATGAAATCTCAGATTTTTTCATATTGTAACTATTAAAATTCCGCTGTATTTCTATCGGCTTGCGATCTACCCACGGATCATACGCGGCGTGCGCGCGTTCATCACTCAACGTGCTACCGTAGCACTCGCTCATGATCGTATAGCAATCGCCGTCCAATCCGTGCGTCGTTAGCCATTTTTCTAAATATGCTGCGCGATCTGGCTCCTTTTCCTTATCGCACAGAATGTATAAATGGTCAATCGGCGCCGGCCATTTCATTTTAATTCGTTTTCCGTCCCCGGCGCTTTAGACAATCTTTGTATATCCCTCAAACCGTGAATCCGGATTATACCGAATTTTATCGCGCATGAAGCATCCACCGCCGCGCGTGGCGCCGCGCGGGAAACTGAATCCCTTACATTGCGGATCGGCGTCGCATCGTGCTTTTGCCTGATCTACGGTCAAGAACCATGCCTGATGTGCGCTAAAACAACTTTGCTTATCCGCTGAGCCTTCGTCATATCCGAATTCTGTTTTGCGGTAGCAATTCTTCTTGGGGGGACGCGCAAATTCGCTGCCGACGCCCAGACACGAGCGAAGCGCGGCGTCTTGCTTTGTCGGATCGCCGCTGCGGGTTTCGGCAAATCGCGCGGTATATTCGTCATTCACCTGCTTCCACGTCTTGGTCGCGGCGTCAATCGTAGATTCGCGGGGATACGCCGTGCCGCCCGCCTGACATCCCGCCGCGCGGAATGCGCGCTGAAGGCACGCAGTAGGAAAGGGACCGCTGTCGTCTGATCCAAACTTACAAGGATCAAATTCATTGCCACCGATAGCCATCCAGGTCGCCGCGCCGCGTACGATTTCTCGCAACCGCATATCGCGCGTCGTAGCCACGATTCGCTCAAAAACATCCGCGGCTTCCTGTACACCGATATTCCGCGACCAAAGCGCGCTAGGCAACGTCAGCCCGTTTTCGGCTAGCGTGGCGATCGCCAACTTATCGGTCGCGCCCATATTTCCGTTATTCGCAATAATTCGCACGGCGCCCCCGCTTTCGCCACAGCCTTTCAGCGCAGCAATTGACTTCAAACAGGCGACACTGAGCTTTCCGACAGCGTCGGGTGCGCAAATATCCTCGGAGGCGCGCGGCGGAGCGTTGAGCGCCGCGCATTCCGCGCTGAACGAACCGCTGCCGTTAAGCTTCATACATGTGCCGTTCGTGCTCCAGTTGCCACCTAGCGCGTCGCATTCCGCTTTTGTATACAGTCGAAGCGTTCCATCCAGCGACGGACGTCCCGCGCTACCACAAGAAACTCCATCGCTCGTCACGACGGGGCGCGCAAGGCACGAATCTTTTGTAAGAGATACAGGCACGCCACACGACGCATCCGTATATTTTACGGCGCCGTTAGAATTCACAGGAACTGCGTGCCCTTTTTGTTTACAGAAACCGCAATCACCTCGTACGCTATCCAGCACTTCACAAGACCGCACGTTTCGGCATTTCTTGATCTCTTCGCGCTTTTGCGCAGCCGCGCGATCCCAAATATACTCACCGCCCCGCAAAGCATCCGTGAATATCGGTCCGTCGCGCGTTCCTAGCGCTCCTACGCTCGGTCGCGCGTCGTCGTAATAATACCATCCGCATCCTACGCGGGATCCGGCAACAACGGGCGGCATATTTTTCGGCTGCGTAGCGCCCGCACAAAACGACTTATCTGCCTCCGTAAACGTATTTTCAGGATCGGTTATCAGATATTTTCCATACTCGCGTTGAGTAGACGTAGGCAGATACAAATCGGTCATTCCGATCGCTGCTTCAAGTCCTTGTAAACTTGTCACATTTGTATTGCGGGGTGTTAGATCGCTATTCAGCGGCGACTCAACCAAACCGGGATTTACAAAAATACCCTTGCTTATCTGATCGTGAAAATAGGTATCTTGATGATCTCCAAAACGCTGCTGCGCAGAAAAATCAATAAATCCCTCACGGCGTCGCAACGCCAGCGCAAGTACAACGCCTACAAGGGCTATTAGCAATATCCATTGTAGCATATCTGTCCCTCTGTATTTCCTACATATTTTCCCCAATCAAATGCGCGGGATCAGCGACGGTTTGGTGATCCAGCACGCCCGCAATTTATCGCTCGCGCTATTATCGCGCACCGTCGTGATCCATACCTCCTGTGGGTTGGACTGGTGAACCGCAAGGTAATATGCAGGAAAGTTCACCGACTGGAAACTGATGTGCTCGGCGCTACCGCTGACACCGGCGACTATGCGGAAGGTGCTATCTAGGTCAAATAGGCGACTACCGTCACGCCGATGTAACCAGCACCGGAATCCAGAATGTCGTATAAACCGATCGGGAAAATTCACCGATTTGAAACTGATTGTATCGCTGTCACCGCTATTTCCCGCTACAATATCCCAAGCGCCGTCGGCGGGGATCGCGCGCGGATCGTTGGCAAACAGCGCAAATCCGGCGTGACGTAAATACGCACCGCCGTTTGTAACGAAACTGAAACGCGCGCCAGGTCGCACCAAACCGTTCAGACTTACGACAGCCGGTGGACAAACAGGCGGTGCCGCATCCGCAGCTCGCACGATTCCGTAGCACTGATTAAGCGCCCGTGCGTGTCCGCCAGATATATCGGTGCGTCCTCCGTCGTAGTTCGCCGATTTATAAATTCCGTTGTAAAAATCCTGGATCGCCGCGATGGATCCGCGCGCGTTTGCCGCGTTGACCGCCGCGTAATTCACGCTGCCGTCGCGCTTTTTGGGCGCCAGCGCGCCGTCGGGCGTACACGTACGGAATGGCGCCGCCGCACGCGCCGCCGCGGTTCCTTCGCCGTTACGCAGACCGCTAAACCGGTCACCGATGCTGACATATGTTGCCGCGATCGTCGTGCGACGCCCAGCATCATATTCGCCACGATCCTTATCCGTTCCCGTATTGCGCCACAGCCAATCCAAACATTCCGCATCTACCGCGCCCCTCTTGGGTACGAATCCAATCAGCCCCATTTCGTTTTCTACAATATCCTCGCACGGCGAGACAAGTTCAATTCCAAACATATCCTGCGCCGCTGCGTTAATTTCAACCGCAGTCGCCGGCATACCTCCCGCAGACCGCCCAGTCGTAGCTATCCGATAGCGATTTGTGAGAAATTCAGAAATCTTTTCCGCGCTTCCACGATTGTTGAGCGCGACTAGGTTTGCCGCAAGCTTTCCGTTGATCGGATCGCCCCCCGCCCCAACAAATAGCGATCGTAGACACGCGTAACTATACGCGCCCGCAGCTTGACCGGCGACCAGACACGGCGATGTGCGCAACTTCTCCATTGTTTCCTTCTTTGTGATCAACGGTCCGCTGGGATATTTTGCTGCATCAGCAGGATATACGGGATCTAAAAACGTACCAGGTACAAAAGCGGACAAATTAATTGTTTGAGATACAGGAATATTTGACCAAAACCAGTTCGCATCCGTTAACATCTTTTCGCCCAGAAGCGCCGGTTTTGGCGCCGTTATGGTCGTGCTAGATGCGAAAGTTCCAAACCGTCGCATAACTCGGATATTTCCAGCATCGTCCGCAGCAATACCGTTGATGGAAAGCAATGACGGCTCAAACTTTGCCGTCCGCCTGCCATCCAGAGACTCCCACTGTATCAAGATCGCGCGGTTAAAAGGCGCCTGGTAATCGCCGTACTTGGATTTCTGATTCGGCATATTTTCCTGCGACGGATCCGTTGTATTTCCGAGCGAAACAAACCATTCGATTACTTGCGTGAAAAAATTTTGGTTGGTAGATTGCGGGGGTTTGACACCATAACACCAAGCATATCCGCGTCCATTACTAAATGTACCACGGTGGGTTCCCGCACCTGGACCACATGAACCACGTTTTTCGTTCGCCTGCATAATCCATCCTAAAAATCCACGAGCCCATGCTACACTACATACCTGTGCACCCAGCGCCTGCGCACCACGCAGCTCTGCTTCGGTCGCAATACGCGTGCCAATACGCTCGCATGCGGTTTCTGCACCTACTTCGTCTAAACTCCATTGCGGATCGTTATTGCCCGTAGGATTAACCTTATATTGAAAAACTTCAGACTTACCATCCGCAGCGCGCTGCGGTGCCTCCAACGCGACCACGATCGCAAACCTATCGCCCTCGGTAACGTTCATAATCGGAACGACAAACGAAGTTCCAGGCGTATCTGACATTCTGTATCCTATAATTTCACCCCTTGTGTTTCGCACCCATACCTTACAAATACCTGTACCGCGTGGCGTCAATACGCGCAATCCGACATTGAACTTCCGTCCTTTCGTATCATATACATATGCATCAATACCCGCGTCAGGCACCTGCGAACATTTCGCGCTAACGTCGGCGCCTTCGGCGGTCTTGCCGCCGCGAAATCCGCCGTTTGCGCCAAATTCCGCGCAATCGGCACGATCAGCCGCTTCTACGCACGCCGCACGCGCTACAAAGAACTTATCTGCCGGGCACGATCCAACCGACGGAACGCCAGTACTACCTGTGCGATCCTCTGGAAGACTCAATAACCCACCAATATGCCGCCCTTCGACGACCGGTTCGCCATATGTCGTGCCGCCATCAATACATACACCGCAATTCGCGTATTCCGCTGTTCCTAGCGCAGCACACGATACTGCACGTCCTTTGAGCGCCTCGCATTTTTCTACATTAACATCGATGAGTGACGACGGCGGAAGTCTATACTTCGTCTTTTCTACGGTCACACCCAGCCGCGTACCTGTGCTCGCATCCGGCGTAAGTTCTGCGGTCTGCGTCACGCTTTCTAAAGCAGCATCGCCGTCAGCGCGCGCCGTCGGCGTTGTCGCGCGCATAAAGTTCCCACGCGTCACGTCATTAGTATCCGCAAATTTATTGTATCGCGCGCGACCCATTTCAATATAGTCGCTGCGCCGCGCATTATCAATCGCCGGTATGCCGGACGTGCCTACAAACGGATCGGCTTGCGCCGCCGCTTTTTGCGATAACGGCAGCACCACAGCAACCAAGACCGCTAAGATTAGCAGTCCTGCTACAACCATCCATGCTTGGTCATCGCCTACCATAACTCTACGTATAAATGCGAACTTATTTGCGAAAATCAACCAATAGAATTGTAAGAAGTCCAGAATTTCTTATAGATGCGCGCAGCAATCGTAAGAAGTCCAGAATTTCTTATAGATGCGCCCAGCAATCGTAAGAAGTCCAGAATTTCTTATAGATGCGCGCAGCAATCGTAAGAAATTCAGTATTTCTTACAATTTTATCATCATGATTACACATTATCGGGGCGAATATTTGCAGCATTATCAAAGTCACGTGTAATTATACGCAACACAACGTGCGTTTGTCTGCTAAAGTTAATGAGCGCCGCACCCGTTTGATCCGGTTCGGTTCCGGTCGTATTGAGCGCAGTCGCTAGCGTCGTCTCCGCTGCGCTCGTACTGCCAAAATATACCTGATCGCGAATCACCGATCCTGTAGTAGGATCGTTGAATCGATTGCGAAGTATAATCACATTACAATATCCAGCATCGTTGCGACCATCTGTTATTACATCTGTTCCTGTGCTTGAATTTACCCAACCTATTGCAACTACATAATGCCCCGTATCACGCGTAATCCAGTTGGTGAAATCAAGTGCCGCCGCAGAAGTAGACGCCAACGATATTCCCTTGAGTTGAATTGTATCGCCCTCACCTACTGCGCTATACGGGAACCATAGGTTGGTTTGAATAAAGATATACGAATTCTGGGGTGATGTAATATCGTAAACCGTTCCACCGCCCGTACCGATTGAACTGATCGCGTCGCTCATACAAATACGCTTGATGAACCATACATCCGAATCGTCCGATAGGAGCGTACCGACATGGCGCTCCATGCGAATGCTGAGTTTAGTCAAGGTCGCCAGCGGCGTAGGCGTATATACGCGCTGGCATTTCAAGAATTTCGGAATTAGCCCAGTATAGCCGGATTTCGTCAAAATCGCCGCGGGCGACGTTCCCTGAACCGCCTGCGATGTAAGATCGCTCGACCACGTCGTATCGTACTGTACCATCGCAAACGTATTGTCCTCTTCGGGGCGCGTGCTAAATCCGTTGTTATTCAATTCGGCGATTCGCACGCCCGCAAACGGCAGCGAAAATACGTTCACAACACGCGTCGTATCATAGGTCGGCGTAGCGGCGGTGACTTTGACCAGCGACGTCAGCGACTCAATAGGTACGATCGCCTTCACAAACTCCACACGTTGAATATTTCGGAAACGCTCCTGTAGAGCCGCGTTAAAACTATAGCCCGTACGCTTTGTACCAGAATTGAAAATCACGCTGAAATTATAGCGATTCTCGGAAGTATTGCGCAGCCAATCGCGGTCGCTAGATGTGAGGAAAATGTTATATTCGGTCTCGCGGTATTTCACAATATCGTCCTGCGGAATGATGTAATCCTGCGGGCGCGGTGCCAACGGCGCGGGCGGTACTTCGGCTTGCGGCGGCGTTGGCTTGGAGGCGCTCGGCGTCTCGTCGTCGCGAATCTCTAGACGCGGTGCGCCAGTAGGCGCCGCAACCGGTACGGTGGCACGCATTTGATCCTCGCGCTGCTTTTGTAGCCGCTGCATCAAGATCACAGGATCCTCGTTGCTTTCCAACATATCCGCCGGCGTCCGGAAATCCATAGGCGGCGCTGCGCTCGGCGGCGGCGCGCGATCCGCCATGAGTCGCTCGTAATTTGTTGTCGTATCGCTAAATAGCCGATTGCGCTCGCGATCATCGTCGCGAGGTGGCACCGGCGGAAACGCGCCGAGCGTCGCGATCGCCGACGGCGTTGAACCCGCCTCCTGCTTTCGCAACCACGTATCCATTGACGTTGACGCCTCGCGCACTACCTCTTGATTCAGCGACATCAACGGCTTTCCCGCCTGAAAACGCGATACCTCCTGCATATAGTGCTGTACCGTCTTCTGAAGACGCTCATTCATGCGTTCCGGGATCGGTGCGCCGATTTTATCGCTATAATGCTTGCGAAGGAAACCAACTATCTTTTGATAGTTGGTGCCGTTCAAAAATTCATTGGGGCGTGACGCCATGCTCTATTTACCGAATTTAATTTCGCAGTATTTTAAGTCCGCGGGCGCGGCGCCTACGTACATACCCTCTTCAACCCCTCTTCAATTGCCTCGCGTCGCGGCTTCTCCTCCGCAAATAATATATCGCGAAACGTATTCATAGTATTATCGTCTACAACGTGAGTACAAATATCATGAAACGTACGACCGCGCAGCAGACAAATAATCGTGAAAAGGCAATACATGCCGCACTCGGAGTCTTTTCGCTGATGCCTGATGTCATTGTAGTAGATATGTTCAATGCCCTGATCGTGAAGACGCGAAAGAAGACGTTTTATTTCCGGTTCAGGCGGAAATCCATACGAATCAAAATAATACGCAGACGACTTTTCAATATCAATAAATCCACACGTCCAATGCGATCCAGGTTCGTCGTGTTTATCTAGATTGAAAATAATTCCGATTTTTGTTTTTCCGCGTGCCTTCATATCGGCAACGTTGAGTTTACAAAGTTCATTGACGATACATTTTCCCCACGCACCGCCTGGCGCGTCAAAGTCAATCGGTACGGGACCGATGAATTCAAATTCGGGAACGGCTGCCTCGTACTGATTCATCACGTCCTCCAGATTGAAACTATCCAGCCACAGCGTCGGTTTTTTATCCCAACTTGACGGTTTTTCAGGACGAAAGTATCCAAGCATGCCTTTTTTATCGTCGCCGTCGGCAAGTTTTTTGACCATACAGTATTCCGTATCGCATTTGTAGTGATTCTTCATTGCCGTGCGCAGTTTTTGATAAAGTCCCGTGCCCGTAGGAGCACCCGCGCCACCGCGACGACGCGTAGCACGCGGCGCAGTGATCTTATGGTGCGGATGGGCGGCGTTCCACGCGCGTCGTAATCGTTCTAGCGAACTGTTTGGAAGACAGGTTTCCCCACTATGCCGGTGAAGCGCCGGCGAGCACTGAAATGTGCTGCTCATCCTTACCGTAGGCTGCGAAAATCGTACGCCAAAGAAGAATGGCTGAAATCAAAGATACCTATTATCGCCGGTTTTTTGTTCCACTTATCATAACAACACTAATACTAATTGGCGTTGTTTGTATTATAACGCACGTACCCGGTACAGCGCCACGATGGAATACATCCTGGTCTGTTTATTCTGCAGCAGGCGGAGCCCTTGCGAAAATCGCGCGCATCAAATAGAAATGGCAAATTGGTCGTACTATGTCGCACTCGCGATCTGTGTCACCTTGATTATTGTCGTGGCAATTTTATACGCGATGCTGCTGCCTAAGGATAGCGCCCAAAATACAAAGATCCTGACCACAGTAAGCGTTTTCAGCTTCGCGGCGTCGGTCACCGCATATGCCCTTGCGCTCTGGCATTTCAGCTCCAACCCTGAACAACTTATTCAGTTTATTCTCGGTTTTATGATGCTGGTGCTCCTGCCGGCGTCTTTGATCTCCGTGAGCATTTCTACGATCACGGTGAGTAACCTGCGCGATACGCTCGCAGCGGCGCCCGCGACGCCATAAATCAATTGTTTGAAATACAGGCGATCTAAATAAGCCCTCCATTTCTTATAATAAGTATGGAGCGTTTATCTATTCCATGGCTTTTTCTTGGTCCGTCTGGCAGCGGAAAGTTGACGACCGCCCGTGGGCTAATTGAAGCCGTACACGGTGTGAAACTTACGCTGCCCCTTGAAAGTCGCATTTTTCCTATCGGAGACGGATACGAAGCGCGCGTATACGCCAGCCCATATCATTTTGAAATTGATATTCCTAACCTGAGCATGCAGGATAAGCAGATAATCGGTGAATTGCTGACGAATTTCTTCATGTCTGGCGACGTTATGAATTCATTGCTCACACGGACGCGTAAGTTGGTGATTCTGCGCCGCGCGCATAGTCTGAGTTTGCCGGCGGCGATTCGTGTGCGCGCGATACTACAACAATACGTTTTCCCCCCTTCGGCTGGCGGCATGATTTGGATGACAGCTCGCGAAATGACGGGTTCGCTTGCGTTGCTTGAAGACGGATTCGTACAATACGTCGTACCGCGCATGCCCTACGCAGCCTGGTGTGCACACGTCAATGTACCGGCGCCGCTGCGATCCGAGCAGGCGTGGAGCGCGCTTGAAGGACGATTGGATCGCGTGCGCGATGTATTGAAATTCTTTCCCGACGGCGCGATCCCAGAATTTCCGCGGCGCATACAGGATTATTACGACGATATGATGACGTCGCTCATCGCGGCTGCGCAACGCGACGCGCCTTCGCTCGCGATCGTGACGTGGATTCGTGGCTGCGTATATCAGGCGCTCGGTTTCTGCCAAACGGGACCCGATATCATCAATAGTTGCGCGGCGGCGCTCCAGCGCGCGGCGCATAAACTCGCACCGCGCGCGTTTTTTGCCGCAATGGGGGCGCTGTCCCACGTAGAAAGCCATACGAGTTACAGGACGCCGCTTTCGCTAGAAGCCGGAATACTAGAACTGTATGAAACGCTGCGTACGCATAAATCGCCTTCCATAACAAATGTCTGCGACGGCACCGCAGATGCTTGCGGCGGCGCAGGGCTTGCTGTGTTCGGCGCCGCGCCCGCCGATCCGCCGCCAGCAGTCACCAAGACCGCTGCGCGCCGACGAAAACCGGCTAGTAGCCGCGCAACTAAGTCCGTCGTCGTGGGATGAGGGTGCGATTGCGGCATTCATGCGCGATCCTCACACAATCGCACACGCAGTAGATCTTGTTGGAAGTGCTGGGCGCCTGTTGCTTTTCCATCAATCCGCGGACGTTCAAGAGATTGCCACGACCGTAGACGCGCTTTTTATGTGGCTGGGTGCGCCGCGCGGATTTACATTATTGCTATTTTGGCGCGACGATCCGCGTCGCATAGGCGCTGATGAGTGGCCGTCGCGGCGTACCGTGAACGGCGGTTGGACGACCGCCGGATCACATACTATCGTAGTTTACCGCAGCGAAGAATATGACCGCGTCGTGATTCACGAAACGATTCACGCGCTGCGTTGGGATTGGGAAATGCCGTCGCGTCCATTACCGTGTTGGGGTTTATCCGAGGACGCTGCGATTGTACCGGCGCTCTTTGAAGCCTGGACGGAACTACTTGCCGAATGGCTGTGGTGCGGATGGCACCGCGTAGACTGGAGTACTCAGCGCGCCCATATGCGCACGCAGGCGCTACAGATCCTTGCGCGCCCGCAAGCTGCACATTGGCGCGAAGATACGAGCGTATTTGCGTATTATGTGTTGAAAGCAGCACTAGCGCCGCATATGCCGTTTTTATGGGTTTTCCAAAACGGCATAACGCCAGAGGAACGCGGGCATGTTTTATGTACGTTGGTCAGCCCAGAATTGGCGGCGCTGCGGCGCGACGCAGCTCGCGTTGTTCCCGTCGCGATGAGTCTGCGAATGACCGCCGCCAAAAAATGACGCGCAGCTAACGCAACCAAAGACGCACCAGCCGGCGACGTGCCTAATGGGAATTCGTGGATTGACGGGCTGGATTCGGTGGGCGGCGCCCACCGCAATGGGCGCACCAGACTGGTCCATATACGCAAATAAACGAATAGGATTTGATATTCTTGGATTCATGTATAAAACAAAAGCGCAGCGCGCAAGTCCGCTGGTATATATCGCGCGACTCGTAGCGGCGTGTAAGAAGCACAGAATCACGCCGGTCATGATATTTGATGGCAAACCACCGGACGCGAAGCGCGCGGCGCTCAAGGCGCGCAGTGAATTGCGACAGGCGTCGCAGGAAAAATACGAACGCATCGCGCACGCAGCAATCGAAGTACCAATGTCGGAAGCGCAGAAAGCCGTGATTGATTCTGAACTTCTTACACTTGCCTTGAATGCCTCTTATTTCACAGCGGAAGAACGAGACGCTGTGAAACAATTACTATACTCGTGTGGCGTTCTTTCGCTCAACGCAACAGGTGAAGCTGATGACGTGCTTGCGTATTTTGCGAAACGCGGAGATTTTGCCGCCGTTGTCAGTAACGATCTTGATTTACTTGCGCGCGGCGTCGGCACGTTGCTTGTTCCTGATAATTACGCGTTACCTGGCGATGACTGCGGCTGGATTTCCTATAATCTTTCCGCGATCCTGTCTTCCGTACATTTTAGTTACGATCAGTTTGTTGAAATGTGCGCGCTCATGGGAAGCGATTATAGCGCCGATTATCACAGCATTCCATATAAAACCGCCTACTGGGCAATCAAGTACGGTCGGTCGTTCGGCGATGCGGTCGCAAAATACCGGTTGCCGCACGATGTTTATGTTTCGGCATCGGAACGTCTACGCGGAACACATTTGACGCACGCCGACCTTATGAATGACAAGCAGTGGGAGAAATACGCGTGCGGTGCGCCGCGCGTTGAAACTGATAATCTTGCGCTTTTCCGAAAAACGGTGCTGGCGCACGTAGAGGATGATGTATACGATATTTTAATCACCAAATGTCATCATGGTTTCCATCTACGCGACGACGGAAACAGCAGCGCCACCGCCGCCAGACACGACTCCGCGCATAACCATCCAAAAAGTACCTAGTGTTAACAATAATAAGATTAAAAATAATATTGCCGAAAGAAGTATATATGGGAATATACGATTAATGATGTGGGAAATGATTGGATCAAGCACGGACTGTATGCGTGCTTGATTTTCCGGAAGACGTAATATTGCGACTACTTTGGATCCGATATGCTCCGCTAAATCGCTGGTCGCTTCTGTATACATATCGCGCGGCGGAGACGACGCGTCAGATGCCATTAATGGGTGGTGCGGACTTTTTTCGTTATAAGGTACGCACCACTAAATAAAATGTTTGGCGCCCCGGTTCGCGACGCGCAGGCTTACAAGATTACCGTTAATGTAAATCCGCTTGGAGTGCGACTACGGATGAATACTGATTCTGAAATTATGTCTGATTTTTCGGTTCAGCATAAGTTTGCGGCGCTACAGCGTCAGGTATTGAGCGAACTTGTCAAGGAGCGATCGCTATTTCGCAACGCGCCGACGCTAGAGTCGCTGGAAGCAATAACACCTAATTGGGGATTTATCCGGATCAACGGTGATACGAAACTCAGCCCCTATATGACGTTGGATGCTTCTGCGATTGCTGATAAAACACCTTGTATGGTTGATCTTCAACTTGTGGGACTGAAAATTTCCCGGTCTACGATTGCGCCGTGTTTCAAGGTTTTGTATGTATGTCCAGCCCCTGTTGAATCGCATACGGTGATAGATTTTGATTTTGATGCGGCGGAAGGCACCGAGTGTATAGAGGTCTCCGACGTTCCGGCTACGGATGGCGTTGTTCATTTGGTAGACCCGGCGCAGCGCGAACGCGAAAAGGCGATCATGAAGGCGCAAGTGCGCGCGGCGTTTACGGATGCGCAGGTCGCCCGTGAAAAGGCGGAGGATATGGCACATGCGTTTCTTGAAAAGTATGATCTTTCCGACACGGAATCGGCGTTTACCGAGTGGGAAGAAGACGAAACGGACGTGACGGATGCGTAGCGCTCGCATACGCGCATAATTTTGGCTACGCAGTTTAGAAACAGAATGGTGGCACGCAACACGACTTTGGCTGTGCTGATCGCCGCGATCGCGCTGGGCGTGGTGTATATGCTCGATCCCACTTTTTTCGGTCTTTTCGGACGTCGCGAAGGCTTTGCGGGTGACGTGACGACTGGTACGGGCGCTGGATCTTCTACGGGCGAAGCAGCGGGTCAGAATGACGTTGCGGGCAAGCGCCAGCGCGCCGATGTGATGGCGAACCCGAACGTGGCGGGTGGTGATGCGACGACTGCGGAGCCGGCGGGCGTACACGCGGGCACGGCGGCGACCGAGGGATTTGAGTCGCTGTCTCCCGAAACTATGCCGTTCCCTGCTGCCAATAAGCCGAGCAACTGCTATCCTAAAAACCAGCTGGCGCCGCAGGAACTGCTGCCCGCCGATCCTAACTCCAAGTGGGCGCAGGTGAATCCTATGGCGAGCGGCGATATTGCGGGCAAGAACTTCCTCAACGCCGGCGCGCTCATCGGTGTGAATACGATCGGTCAGAGCAACCGCAACGCCAACTGGGACATTCGCGCCGCGCCGCCGAACCCGCAGGTCGTGGTCAGCCCTTTTATGCAAAGCACTATCGGACCGGACCTGGATCGTCGCCCGTTGGACATCGCTTAAATACGAAGTTGTTTCTATTTTAGGATATTACAATCCTATAATAGTTAAGACATAGGGGTGAGCATTTTCGGTAACCGCAAAGTAGGGATGGGCGTTGGCTTAAAGGAAAATAGTAGATTGAAAATTTTGCGTAGCAGGATTTTCAAGTTCCTATAGCAATTTAATAATATACCGGTTTT